AAAACTCTAAAAACTCAAAAAATGGCTAAAAAACTCAAATTTTTAATAAATCATTAAATATCAAGAATATTATAATATTTAATAAAAGAGGAATATTATGACCGACACACCAGTTTCAACACAAATATATAAATCAAGAGATCGCATTAGAAATCAAATTATTGAAAAAGTTAAAGAATACATGGATTTAGAAAATGTAGATCTTACAAAATCATCATTTCTTACATTTCTAATTGAAATATTATCTACGAATGTAAGTAATTTAATGTTTTATCAAATGTCGGCATATAAAGAATTCTTTTTAACAAAGGCTTTGCTTCCGGATTCAATATATAACTTATCTTCATTTTTAGGATATAACCCAAAAGAAGCTATCCCTGCTCAAGCTGATATATTATTTACAATTCCTTTTGGATTTACAGATCCGACTGTTGAAATCATTTTAGATAAAGGATTCAAATTAAATGCAAATGATATTGATTTTATAACTTATTATAAAACTATCATTACAATTACAAATAACTCTAATGTTTCGGTTATTATACAAGAAGAAAATCGTATATATAATCTTCCTATAACATATGAATCCGATCAATTTCTATTTATGTTACCATTTAAACAATCTTCAACTTCCATTCAGGAATTTCAACTTGATGAAGATTTACAACTATATCAATTTACTTCTATAGAAGTCCCATTCAACGGTCAAATTGCCTCTCAGGTGGTAGAAGTAAGACCTCCTGACTCAGTATCATATGAATTATATTCAGAAGTATCAAGCTTATATTTGATGGATGCTACATATAAAGGTTATATATCAAGGAGATCTGATGAAGGTATTACATTACAATTTGGAAATGGTTTAATAGGATATCAACCTAAAGCTGGTTCTACTATTAAAGTTACATTAATGTTAACAGAAGGTGCTAATGGGAATGTTATAACTGGGTCTATCAATAGTGGAGAACGAATATATAATACTAATTTAGCTGGAATAACTCAAATAGTAAATTATGAAGTTATTAATACATCTCCTGCATATAATGGAAAAAATGAAGAAAGTCTTGAAGAAATAAGAAGAAACGCAATCATTAATATTACAGCATTAGAAAGAATTGTAACTGAGAATGATTTTAAGAATGCAAACATTATAATAAAAGATTCGCCTATAGGACAAAATTCGCTACCAGTATTAAAAAGATCTGATTTAAAAATAAATGAGATAGATTTATTTTCAACTATATATTTCAATTCAGAATTAGTACCAACAAAGAATATGTATAAAACATTTACATCTGAATTTATTCCAAGAAATACAATTATAACAAAAGATAATATTGATTATTATACAATATTTGATATGGAGATTGATATTTTAAATTCTTCAGCAAGTTATAAATATATTATGTATGAAATTGAAAAGATTCCTGTATTAACAACAAGCTATGGCTCTAATTATGATATGTATGCAAGTAATTTAACTGTTAAAAAAAATAATTTAGAAGCTATATATACATTAGATTTTGTTACCTCTGAATCAGATCCTGAGCTTTTATCATGTGAGATGGAAATAATTGAAACTGGTGCTAAATATAATATGGTAAATGATGGAACTTCATTTATACATTTATTTACAGATTATAGAATAATTCCAAATGGAGAATTAACATATTTATTTACAATACAACATTCTACAGAAGGTTATATTGGGCAATATAGTAGCAAATTTATTTTTATTCTATCTCTTGATGATTTTACAACTTCAAATGTGATAACAGATGGCACAGCGCATATTGTTTATGATATACCAACAATACAATCAAGTTATTATGATATTATAAATCAACGAGATTTTGAATTACAAGTAATGCAACAATTACTTACATCATTAACTTTTAAAGATTATAAAATGTTGACGGATTTTATAAATTTTAAATTCTCAAATACAACTGGATCATTAGATAATATGCAATTAAATGAAGTAAATTTATTACCAGTATTAAGTATAGAATCAAATCCACAAACTATAACTGATATAGGAGAACGATATATAATATTAAATGGAACTGGAGAATGGGAAAATCATGAAAATGAAATAGCTATGTCTTCTTTTGATGGTACTGCTTATTCATGGGTTTATATTACACCAAAAACTGATCAAATGTTAGTTGTATCGAATAAAAATGCTAAATATATTTTTGATACTAATAGATGGATACTTCCTAAATATGAAATTCCATTACAAATCTCATTGGATATTTTTAAATCAAGTACATATTCAGGTTCGATGGGCAATTTAATTAAGTTAATAAAAGACTCATTAATATCAGAATTTACAGATCGATTTGGAATTAATGCTTATATTTATAGGTCTGAAATAATAGATGTTGTACAAAGTATTGAAGGTATAGAACATTGTATATTAATAAAACCTGAATCAAGTATATTTTTTAATTTTAATATTAATAATTTTACACAAGAAGAATTATTAAAATATTCACCTGAATATGTTTATTTTACAACAGATGATATATCAATTAGAATATTTTAACTTAGGTATCCCAAAATGGAATACATAAACTATGACTTGAGGTGTTCCAAAATGGAACATCTCCCAAAATGGAATACATAAACTATGACTTGAGGTGTTCCAAAATGGAACATCTCCCAAAATGGAATAGTTAAAAAGTCTAATTATATAGAGATATTAAGGAGCTTTAAATAATTATGGATATATTATTAAATCAAGTTACACCTAATCTTAAAAGATTAGAAGCATTCATGACCAGTAATGCAGCAAGAGAATTATCACAACTAGCATCTCCATGTTATTATCCAAAAACAAAAAAATTTTATTTTGAATTGTTAAAAATATTAAATATTAAAGATAATGATGTTAAAGAGTTTGTTAAAAGAACTTATAAAGGCACAAAAGCTGAGAAGTGGGTATTATGGAAGGATGTAGGAACTAACTTATTAATCTTTATAATACATCTTTTTTTAAAAAATAATATGAAAAAAGCTGCTATTACAACAATTATTTATTATATAATTATTCAATATTCAAGATTAATGCATAAACAAATTAAGTATTGTTATGAAGATACATTTAAATATACATTAGATCATATGATAAAAACACATTTATTTAATAGAGAAAAAACAATTCCCGGGTCATTATATTTTTTATCAGATAAAATTCAAAAAAGATTTATATCTTATATTGAAAAATGGGATATAGATCAAATTATTCTTTTTATAAGTGTAACAAGACATAGAATTTCACAAAGTATTAAAAGTTTTGCTGAAAGTTATTATAAAAATCGTAAGGAAGGATTAGGGTATAAAACTCAAATAGAGGATCCTGAAGATTCTGATAAGGCTAATATGTACCAATTTCAAATTCAACAACGTGGTCAAAAAGTTATTGATGATATATTAAAAACTATTATTATATATAAAAATGTAGATAGAATGTCATTTGATTTAAGTAAAAAACAGAGTAAAATTAAAACTTCAATTGGAGTATTAATAACAGATAAAATAACTGATAAAAAACATTCAGAAAATATTAAAATAGCCTTGCAATTATTTATAAAAGATTTAACAGATGTTAATATGATATGTGGGGATCAATATATAAATTATGTAAAAAGTTTAATGGGAATAAAAAGATTATCACGTACAATTCAATTTAAAACTCAAATTAATATTTTATTAAAAGGATTATTAAAAGATATGAAATTAGAAAATCAATACTCTAATTATACTTCTCAAACCCAATTTGCAATCAATTTATTCGTAGCTTTTTATATAACTGGTATGATAAGAACTAATATATGTAAATAATCCTCCTATATGTTTAATTTATAATCAATTCATTTATAATCAATTCATCCATACCTTTCTATTTTTTTAATTATATAAAATGTCTAGCTCGCACATATAGGTTTTGGTATAAATTCTTTTATTTCATGACATTTTATATATCTAAAATAACTTAAATTTCATATATATAATAATATCATAGGTTTATAAAAAATAGCGATTTTTTGATTATTTATAGATCCGATCTGAATGGTATTTTAAGTAAAAAAATCATGAAAGCCATTCCCTACATATGGGTTTTCAATACGATCTATAATTAAATCAACTAGTTAAAAAAATAGCCATTTTTCGATAGTATATCTAAAATAACTTAAATTTCATATATATAATAATATCATAGGTTTATAAAAAATAGAGATTTTTTGATTATATAAATGTCTAGCTCGCACATATAGGTTTTGGTATAAATTCTTTTATTTCATGACATTTTATATATTTTTAATATTAATTATGCATAAGTTTATAAATAATATCTTTTATAATTTTATTATTATAGGCTAGCTGCTCACATAATGATACCTTTTTTATATATAGTTTTATAGATTTATGATTCTTAATATTTAATATGCATAGATTTATAAGTTTTTAATTGTGAGCAGGTGTAAAGCCA